ACAGGTAGCTCGGACTCTGCGCTTGGAGTTAGTACCATTAATACCACTGCAACGCTGCCGCTTCGCATTGTAGGTATTTCGGACGATGAGGCTAATAGTGACTTCACTTCCGCGGGTATTCCGATGCTAGTTCGCATCAATGCTCACTTCAATTCACCCACCAGCCGTTTCGATTCGCAGACTACCGCGACCTCGACAGGCGTTTAAGAAGGGGGCTAACAAATGGCTATTTCTCGCGCACAACTAGCGAAAGAGCTAGAACCCGGACTTAACGCGCTGTTTGGTCTGGAATATGGTCGTTATGAAAACGAACATAGTGAAATCTTCGATGAAGAAAGCTCGGATCGGGCGTTCGAAGAAGAAGTTATGCTCGGAGGCTTCTCAACAGCACCGTCAAAAGGCGAGGGCACTGCCATCTCGTTTGACGAGGCACGGGAAACCTACACGGCGCGTTACACACACGAAACCATTGCGCTTGCGTTTTCGATTACCGAGGAAGCGATTGAGGACAATCTGTATGATCGTCTTGCTTCGCGGTACACGAAAGCTCTGGCACGGTCGATGGCTCAAACTAAGCAAATCAAAGCCGCAGCTATCCTGAACAACGCGTTCTTGGCTGGTGCGAATGCGATTGGCGACGGTGTGGCCTTGTGTTCTAACGCACACCCTTCTCTGTCGGGTAACCAGACTAACCTTCTGGCTACAGCAGCAGACCTCAACGAAACTTCGTTGGAGCAAATGCTGATTGACATTGCGGGTCTTACCGATGAGCGTGGTTTGAAGATTGCGGTTCGCGGAACGAAGCTGGTTATTCCAAAAGAGCTTCAGTTTATTGCGGAACGTGTGTTGAACTCTAATCTGCGTAGCGGAACAGCGGACAACGACAACAACGCAATGAAGAACATGGGTATGTTGCCCGAGGGCGCGGTTGTAAACCACTTCCTCACAGATACCGATGCGTACTTCATTAAGACTGACGCTCCCAACGGTTTCAAGTACTTCAACCGTGCGGCTATTAAAACCGCAATGGAAGGTGACTTTGATACTGGAAACATGCGCTTTAAAGCGCGTGAGCGTTATTCGTTTGGTGTTTCCGATTGGCGTTCAGTGTTCGGAACTCCGGGCGCAGCGTAAAAACGGCTAATGGCGGGGGCTAGTGTATTCTAAGACGCCTGCCAGTGTCAGTTTGGAAGGGGCCTGTTCAAAGGGCCCCTTTCTTTTTGGTTAATTTGTGTTATACGTTATTTATTCCCTGACAAGCGCACCCTGTGCTTGACTAAACCCAGACAGGAGATTGACATGGGTACGACTACTTTTTCAGGCCCTATTAAGGCCGGAACCATTAAAAACACCACTGGAACGACTGTTGGTTCGGACATGAAGAACACGGGCTTTGTTGCAATGTCTCAGACAGCAGCAATTGACCAGACTGCTACAACCACAACCACAGACATTATAATTCCAGCCAACAGCCAGTTGATATCTATTGATATTACCGTGACCACGGCTTGGAGCGGTGGGGCCACAACTCTGGGGTTAGGCGGCGTAGGTGCAGCCACTTCTTTGACAGCGGCAGGCGCGATTCAAGGCAATGCTGTAGGTATTGTTGCGGCTAGTCCCGGTACAGATGCCACCCGCACGGCAAAGTGGCTAAACACAGGCACGGGCGATCACCGTCTGATTGTGACCACAGCTAATACTGGCAACGGTGTCGGCGCTGTAACGGTTGTGTATGCTCAGAGCAACAACGTTTAGGGGTAACTAGATGGCAGGCTCTGATGTACGCTCTAAGCGTTTAACTGCAACGGGTTCGGCGGGTCTAGGACCCGCCCGAATACGGCAAGTTCAGATAAAGACTACGACAGGCTCCCCGCGATTTACGGTTACGGACGGAGACAGCGGCGCGGTAGTCTTGGACATGGATTTAGATGCTTCTTCTACGCATTCTGTTAACATTCCTGATGACGGCATTCGTGTAAGTGACATATTTGTTTCTACGTTTACAGGATGTACTTCGGTGACCATCTTCCACAGTTAAAAGGCTAAAACAATGGCTTCAGATGTAAAAGCAACCAACTTAACTGCTTCGGGCACCGTTTTTGCGGGCAGGGCCCGAGTAAAAGCCATTCATTACAAATGTGGGACAAGTCCGGCGTTAGTTCTCAGGAATAAAGACGTAAACGGAGCAGTGCAGCTAACCTTTGCGTTTGCTGACAACACGGATGACAACGTGTACATTCCTGATGAGGGAATGTTATTTCCTGACGGTTGTTTTGCTGTGCTAACCAATGTTTCGGATGTAACTGTTTTCTTTAACTGAGGCTTTTATGTCTGACGATAAACCAATACCAAAAACAACAGGTAAGGGCGGAAATTACCGCAAGACTAAAGACGGTGCGGGAATGAGTGCCAAGGGTTTAGCGGCACACAGGAAAGCCAATCCGGGGTCTAAGATAAAAAAGGCTGTGACGGGCAAGGTCAAAGCGGGCAGTAAAGCTGCAAAACGGCGCAAGTCTTACTGCGCAAGGTCCGCGGGTCAGATGAAGAAGTTTCCAAAGGCTGCGAAAGACCCTAACAGTCGTTTGCGGCAGGCTAGAAAAAGGTGGAAGTGCTAATGGCTAAAACAGGCTTATACGACAACATACATAAAAAACGAAAGCGCATTGCTGCCGGATCAAAAGAAACCATGCGAAAACCGGGAACAAAGGGCGCGCCCACGGCAGCAAATTTTGCCGCAGCGGCAAAGACCGCTCAACCACAACGCGCCGCCACAGGAGGAGAAATGAGGAAATCTAACATGAAGAAAAAAGGTTACGCTAAGGGTGGTGCAGCAAAGAAGATGAAAGCGGGTGGTGCCGTTAAAAAGATGAAGGCTGGCGGCGCAGTAAAACGCCGCATGGGTGGCGCAATGATGAAGAAAAAGGGTTACGCTAAAGGCGGCGCGGTTAAAAGAAAATAACCTGAATGCCCTTTTTGCAGAGCAATATCCCACACTTTAAGTGCTGGGTTCGTCGCGAGTATACTGTAAACCATGAACGTTATCATGGTGAATTTTTACACGCTATGGCAATAGCCGTAACTACCATGCCTAACCGTTGTTTAAGCTTTCAGCTTATTTTTACGGGATGCGAGGTGGACGAAGAGGGGGGAGAGAACGTGCATGGCGGAGCTATGTGGGCCCGAATGCCCATAACGGCTTTAGTTGCAGACGAACCGTTAGAGGATTGGCCTAAACCAATGGCAGTACATGAAGCACAACCTTGGGACTGTCCCTCACATACTCACGCGGCGTATGTGTTGGAAAGGGCTTCCCCGTGTCCGTGGTTAGCAAAGATTGACGGCACTTTCTTTCCGGCAAAGTACATGTTTACTGTAGATTACACCGATACGGATGTTGCGGATGATCCTGCACAGCACAAGCAGGCTCATGTATTGCAGCTTTTGAACGCGGGCGAATGGACAGGAAACATTGTGGGTCTTCCTAATAACCGTGTGAGGGTGACGCATCCTGCGTGGTTTGAAACGGGAGAAGGCGCTCCAGACTTCAAGCCGTCTCAGCATGTACATTACTCTAAATCTGATCTAGACTACACCTTAGACGTTAATCGAATATTCGATAATCTGTACAACGAGGAATGACATGGCAGTTTCTAACAGCGTGGATTTTGAGCTAGATGTAGCTGAGTACGTCGAAGAAGCCTTTGAGCGTTGCGGCTTGGAGGTTCGAACAGGTTATGACTTTAAAACTGCCAAGCGGTCGTTAAACTTAATGTTGGCAGAGTGGGCCAACAGAGGTTTAAATCAATGGACAATAGCGCAACGCACCGTGACCATGACACAAGGCACTGGAGAGTATTCGTTAGTACCGGACGTTATTGATATTTTGTCTGCGGTTATCCGCAGGGACGGCACGGATTACGCACTGCTTCGTTTAAGCCGAGAGGAATACCAAACGGTTCCCGATAAGTCTTCTCAAGGCAGACCCAACCAGTTTTTCTTGGATCGTCAAATCACGCCTAGTTTAAAAATATGGCCTGCGCCAGAAAACAGTACGGATGTTGTGTATTACAACGCGCTTACTCGTATGAATGATGCGGATACAGCTATAAACACGTTAGACATGCCCTTTCGATTTTATCCCTGTCTAGCTGCAGGATTAGCGTATTACATTGCTATAAAGCGGGCCCCGCAACGCGTTCAGTTATTAAAGGCGGTGTATGAAGAAGAGTTTGAACGTGCCATGACCGAGGATCGTGACAGAGCTTCGTTTAACGTAGTACCTCAATACCAGTACTTTAGGACAGGCTGATGGGTAAGTTTGCCAGCGGTAAAAACGCCCTTGCGATATCAGATCGTTCCGGTTTTCGGTACAGATATAAAGACATGCGGCGGGAGTGGAATGGCCTGTTGGTTGGTAAGGACGAGTTTGAGCCCAAACAGCCGCAACTAGGACCGTTTAGAACGGTTTCTGATCCACAAGCCTTAAAAGACGCTAGGCCACAAACGCTAGATCGTACCGCGGCATTTCAAGTAATAACTACTAACGGTATCGTCTACGAGGGTAACGGCGTTTGGACAACCAGTGGTGTGACGGAAATGCCCTCTTCTATCGCGTCCTTACCTTCTTTAACGTCGGGCGTAGGCTCTGTTAATGTAAACACGTCGGGCGGAACATCCGTAGATGTGTCGGTTACTGGGGTATCCGGCACAGCAGCATCAGGCTCTGTTACTGTTACCAGCAACGTCTATATTGTTACGGTGGCTAGTGGCACTAATCCTTATGGAACGGGCAATAAGTTCTACGTAGACGGGGTTGTTAGCCCGACAATTAGTTTAGCAGAGGGCAGCACGTTTAGGCTGGACCAATCGGCCTCGTCCAATAGTAGCCATCCATTACGGTTCAGCACCACTGCAAACGGTACACACGCGGGCGGCTCTGAGTACACTACGGGCGTAACCACGTCGGGAACGGCGGGTCAGGCCGGTGCGTATGTTCAAATAACTGTCGCAAATTCTGCACCGACCCTCTATTATTACTGCACCAACCATAGTGGTATGGGCGGAACGGCGAACACACCATAGGTGATTGAATGAGCTATACATACGCAACATTAAAGCAAGCCCTCCAAGATTATACGGAGAATACGGAGACTTCGTTTGTAAATAATCTGCCCCTTTTCATACGGTCTGCAGAAGAACGCATTTTAAAATCCGTTCAACTAAACCTGTTTAGAAGAAACGCTTCGGGAACTATGTCGCAAGGCAACAAGTATCTTAGGGTGCCGGACGATTTTTTAGCGCCTTACTCGTTAAGCTACACCACTAGCTCGGAAGAGGTGTTTGTAGAGTTTAAGGACGTTAGCTTTATACAAACGTACAACCCAGACTCAACGGTCACGGGTTTGCCAAAGTATTATGCCTCGTTTGATGTAAATAATTTTATTTTAGCGCCGACTCCAAACGCTTCTTTTGCCACAGAGCTTCATTATTTGTATCGACCTGCAAGTATTACCGCAGGGTCGGATAGCGGAACAACATGGTTGAGTGAAAACGCGGAGTTAACTCTTTTGTACGGTTCTTTAGTAGAGGCGTATATTTTTATGAAGGGTGAGCAGGATGTTATGGCGATGTATGACAAGCGGTTTCAAGAGTCCTTGGTTGGTTTAAAATTGTTGGGTGAGGCAAAAGAAACTACGCAAAACTACCGCGTTGGTCAGGTGGTGAGGGAGAAACAATGAATATGTCTGTACAGGCGTCTATGGGGAGTGACTTTAAAGTTGAGGTTCATACAACAAATAACAGGGGGTCTACTCCCGAAGAGGTGGCTAACCGTTGCATAAATAAAATGGTTGTGGTTTCTGAAACGGCGCATCCTGTTTTACGAGAACAGGTAATAGAATACAAAAGCAGCATAGAGAAGCTCTTAGTGCTATATATGAAACAGGCTATTCAAGGGGACCGTACTACTGTATATAATGCAATTAAACAGGCTGGTCACCCTGAACTGGCTGAACATATAAGGAAACTTTAATATGGCTTTTTCTGGAAACTTTCTTTGCACTTCGTTCAAAAAAGAACTTATGGAAGCAAAGCACAACTTCACGGCTGCAAGTGATGTTTTTAAGCTGGCGCTATATGATAACAGCGCAAGTTTCACGGCTGCGACTACAGCATACACTAGCAGCAACGAGATTACCGGTACTAATTATACCGCAAAAGGCCAGTTTTTAACCAGTGTGACGCCAACAACTAGCAGCACCACAGCCTTAACAGACTTTGCGGATGAGGTGTTTTCCAACGTGACAATCTCTGGTGTAAGAGGGGCGTTGATTTATAACGAGGCTGCAACAAGTGACCCGTCAGTGTGTGTCTTGGATTTTGGCGGCGATAAATCTGCTAGTTCTGGTGACTTTACGATTGTTTTCCCTACGCCTGATGCCAGCAATGCTATTATTAGGATTGCTTAAACGAGTTACTTTCGGAGCATAAAACATGGTTGTGCTTGTAAACAGGGCGAAAATGTCCACGTCCACTACAGGGACGGGGACCATAAGTCTGGGTTCCGCTGTAGCGGGATTTCAAAGCTTTGCGGACGCGGGTGTCTCTAACGGTGACACGGTGCGTTATGTGATAGAAGAAGGAACTAATTTTGAAATTGGTTCTGGTACATACACCTCGTCTGGCACAACTCTTTCTAGAACTCCTTCAGAAAGCAGTAATAGTGGCAACGCTATTACTTTAGGCGGTGCTGCGGAGGTGTTTATTAGTGCGACAGCCTCAGATGTAGGGGCATCTATTAATGATGTTTTGGCATTAAGTATAGCGTTAGGATAAACGATGGCTAATACATTTAAGAGTTATTTGGCGAGTGCAACGGGAACATCACCAGCTACCGTTCGTACAGTAGCGTCAAGCACACAGACGGTTGCGGTAGGGATAAACCTTGCCAACATTCTTACAAGCCAGATCAAGGTCAGTGCCTACATTACCAGAAGCGGCACAGATTATTACATTGTAAAGAATGCACCGATACCCGCGCAGGGGGCGCTGTCTGTTTTAGACGGGAAAGTTGTTTTAGAAGCCGCTGATGTTGTTAAAGTAGTGTCCGACACGGCTAGTAGTGTAGATACTGTATTGTCGGTGCTGGAGATTACCTAATGGCTGGATATATTGGCTCTAAATTTTCAGGAATTATCTCTGGCATTGATGCGTCTGTTGCTGAATTAAATCTTAATGACAAAAGTTCAGCTAACGGTACAACTGAGGCTAATAAAGTTCTTACAGCAGATGCCAATAAAGATGTTACAGCTATTCGCAATTTGACTGCTACAGGCACTGTTACACGCGCTCTAACACGCGGCTCTATTGATGTTGGTAATAGTTCTGGTGTGTCATCTGCCTTAGCAAAAGGCGCAGCGGGAACAGTTCTAACATCTGATGGTACTGATTTGTCCTTTGTGGCTGCATCAGGCGGTGGTGAACAGGAATTTGTAGCTTCTGGCGCAATTAGCAATGGAAATATAGTTGGCCTTAATGCAAACGGTACGGTGTCTGTTCTGGAAGCCGCATTTTTTACGCCTGTAAACTATGGCAACTCAGCGTTTGCTAATTTTCTTAGTGCTAACTTTGATCCTGATACGAACAAAATATTAATTTCATACCGGCCAGAAGTAACTAATTATCCGACTGTTGTGGTTGGAACAGTAAGCGGTAATAGTATTAGTTTCGGCACACCTGTCGTTGCCGATTCAACTGCTAGAGGTGAGGTTGTATCTTGCTACGACACAACAAATAACAAACTTGCTCTATTTTATCTTTCAAGCGGGTTTGTTTATGGAAGGGTCGGAACTGTCAGTGGAACTAGCATTTCGTTTGGCAGTCAGAATACAATTATTACTGATGCACAGAATCAAAGCAACGGCTACGCCCAGCAAGTTAATTGCTGTTTTGATAGTAACGCAGGAAAAATCGTGCTTGGATGGTTCGCCTATAATACTGCTGGCACTAGCCAATATTATGGCGCTTCAAAAACCTGCACGATAAGCGGAGACAGCATGTCAACTGGCACGGGTGTGCGGGTAAACACTGTGCAATACGGCGCACCTACTTTCAACCAAGGTGGGATGGTTTTTGACAGCAATATTAACAAAGTAATGTATATCTGTGGATATGGAGGGGGGCTTGTTAGTGTTGGGACTGTCTCAGGCACAGATATTACTTATGGAACAGGTGTTGCAATAGAGGCCTCTGTAACCACTGATAGTGCTAGGGGAGTGTTCTGCGGCGGTAGTATAAATAAAACAATTATTTCTTATTATAGTGGTGGAAATAAAGCAGTGGTCTGTAGTGTGTCTGGAACGACACCAAGTTTTGGAGCAATATCAACTTTACCCAGCGCTATTAACTACGCATGTAATGTCCCAATGTTTGACTCAGACAACAATAGAGTTTTTCTTTTAAGCGATAAAACAAACGATGGGCCGGGAGCAATGGTGCAAATATTTGTGGATGGCACGGGGTGCGGTTTCGGCCCTGTAGTTACTTTAAGCGGTGGAGTCGTGATCGGCGGGTCAATGAATAGTGGTACGCAAGGTTATTTAGCCGTTGCGTATGATACTAATTCTGAAAAAATGGTACTTGTTGCTTCAAGTCAAAACACTGGAAGTGGGTCAGTATCGGGCCAAGCGGCTGTTATTAACAGTGGTCAGCCTTCTTTTATAGGGGTTGCAGCAGCAGCAATATCTAACGGCGCAACAGGAAAAATTACGGTGGTCAGTGGAATAAACGAAGGGCAATCAGGTTTACAAATTAGTGCGCCTTATGGCTACAATCCCGCTACAGGTACTTTAGTTGTAGGAGGCAATAACGTATTTGGCACAGCAATAGCGGCTGACAAGTTGTTTGTCACGAAAGGAACGGCTTGATGAAAACTTTAGTAAAAGGTGGAATATCTATTTATGTTTTTGCAGACAGTGAGACTGTAAACATAACAGATACAAATATTGTTATTGGAAACCCAGAAACTTTAATTATTGGGGACTGTAATAGCGGAGACACTACACTGCATACTAATGTTACACCGCCTAGTGATTGGGTGGGTCATAAGTATTTGTTTAACGGCACCGCATGGTCGGCTAATTCTGCGTGGGTTGATCCCTCTAAATGGGTTGATCCTACCGAAAAAAAATCGGAGTAAAATATGTCAGGATACATAGGCACACAGCCAGTACCACAGGCCACGCAGAAGCGTCAGGCTTTTACTGCTACGGCAGGGCAGACCACTTTTGCTACAAGTGGGTACAGCGTAGGTTTTGTCGATGTATATATGAACGGCGTAAAACTAGC